CGCGGAAAGGACTGAGCGATGGACGGAGCGATGAGAAAACGGGGGACCTGGGTCAAGCTGATCAGGTCCAGCGAAGTCGGGACGATCGAGGGCCGGGCGGACTACACTGAGGGCCGCCCGCCCAGCTACTGGGTCCGGTACCAGGCGGCCGACGGTCGCCAAGTCTATGCCTGGTGGTCTGAGGACGCGGTCGTCAGCTACGATCCCGAGACGCGGCTGTTCGGCGGCGACGACGGCGAAGACGCCGAGACGCTGGACGGCTGATTTTCAATGCCTGAGGCTGTGATGCTGATTTACCTGATCGTACCTGTCGCCTTCATCCTGGGGGCCGCCTGCGGATCGTCCTGGGCGGTCGCGGTCTTCGTGTCCGCCCGCCGACGATCGAGACGGCGGACGACCTGCCGGAAATGCGGGAACGTCTTCCGCCATCCAGGATCAGCGTCCCTTTGTGAGCTGCTTCACGACCTGCCCGCTGGTCGGGTCGTGAAGGTCGTCGAGGGGTCGGACCCGTCCGCGGCGGACGAACCAAAACCAAAGGACCCGCCCGCGGAACCGTCCGACGAATGGGGCGACGCGGACGAAGACGGGAATCGCATCACGGCCTGGGATTGGACGGGGACTGGATGATGGGGACCAGGCGACGAACGACGCTGGGGGCTGTCGAGCGGAAGGGCTGCGTCCCGCGGGGCGCCTACCCAGACGACTGGGCTGAGGTCGCGGACCAGGTGAAGGCCGACGCCGGGCGGGCCTGCGTCCGATGCGGCCACGCCCACGACGTCCCGAGCGGCCACGTCCTGACCGTCCACCACTTCGACGGCGACAAAGCGAACTGCGAGCGGTGGAACCTGATGGCCCTTTGCCAGCGATGCCACCTGTCGGTCCAGGCCCGCGTCGATCCACACCAGCCCCTGTTGTCCGACGTCGTCAGCGCCTGGGCGATGCCCTACATCGCGGGCTTCTACGCGGCCCACGACGAACTGAGGAAGCCTGTCGGCTATGATCTGGCGGGCTGGATTTCTGCCTGGCAGCGACGGGTCGGGCGTCGCTGGCCGCGGTGGGCGCCCCGACCGACTGAGGACTGAGCTATGATTCGCGACCTGGACAAGTTTCGAAGACGGGTGACCTTCGTCGCCCTGATCGTCGCCCTTCTGATCGGCTACGCGGCCGGGGGCTGGAATACGAAGCGGCTGGCACGCGCGGCCATTACGGCCGCCCTCGAGGACAGCGGCCTGCCGATCAAGCGGATCGATGGCCGATGAGGACGGCGACGCGGAAGGCCGCGATGCTGATCCTGATCGACGCCCAGGATCGCCTGGGCGTCTTCGCGGTCGCGATCTGCCCGACTTGCGGGCGGCCGCAGGCGGTCCTGAGCGAATGCCTGCCAGGTCTAAACTGCTCGACCTACCTGCCCTGTGGGCATTCGGTCGAGGAAGGGGGCGGGCGATGCTGATCCCTGGGCGATGGTGGCTGTTTCGTCGCGTCCTGTGGGCGCCCTACTGCGTCGCGTCGATGGCCCACTTCGCCCTATATTGGATCACCCGGAAGCTGGACTGGCCGGGCCGACGCTACGGGGTCTGGGGGATCGCGTCCGACGGGAAGACCTGAGGCCCACGACCGGCGCCGGGGGCGTCCAAAGCGAAAGGACAACGCAATGGGACAACGCGGACCAGCACCAACGCCGACGGCCCTGAAGGAACTGCGGGGCAACCCAGGCCGCCGACCGATCAACAAAGCTGAGCCGAAGCCCAGCAGCAAAGCCCCGCGGCTGCCGTCCTGGATGGGGCGGATCGCGAAGACCAAATGGAAGACCACGATCAGGGAACTGCGGGCGCTTGGGGTGATGACCTTCATCGACGGCGACGCCCTGGCGACCTATTGCGTGACCTGGGAACGGTGGCGGGCGACCGAAAAGGCCCTGATCAAACACGGCCAGACGATGACGATCGAAAGCGAGCAGTTCGGGACGATCGTGAAGGCCCGCCCTGAGGTCGCGATCGCGGCGAAGCTGGTCGCGACGCTGAGGCAATACCAGCGAGAGTTCGGGCTGACGCCCTCGAGCCGGTCGGCGATCGTCGTCACGGAACAGCCTGAGGCGGTCGGCGAAGGATTCGTTCGGATCGCGGGGGCGGCCGGATGATGTACGAACGCGGGAAGGCCCGACTTTACCTGGGCGACTGTCGCGAGGTGATCCCGACCGTCGGCGGCGGGATCACGGCGGTCCTGTCGGACCCACCATACGGCCTGGCCTTCATGTCGAAGGGCTGGGACCACGCGGTCCCGCGTCCTGAGTTCTGGCGGATCATCGGGGACGCCTGCCTGCCGGGCGCCCTGATGATGGCCTTCGGCGGGACCCGGACCTTCCACCGATTGACCTGTGCGATCGAGGACGGCGGCTGGGGCGTCCGGGATCTGCTGGGCTGGCTGTACGGGTCGGGCTTCCCGAAGTCGCGGGACATTTCGAAGGCGATCGACCTGGAAGCGGGGGCTGAGCGCGAAGTCGTCGGAAGCTACGCGGGGGCGTCCAACATCGGGAAGACCAGCGACGGGAAGTTCGGCTACGGCCACACGGGCGAGACGAACGAGTTCGCGGACCTGTCGGTCGCGATCACGAAGCCCGCCACGCCCGACGCTGAGCTATGGGACGGCTGGGGGACGGCCCTGAAGCCCGCCTGGGAACCGATCGTCCTGGCCCAGCGGCCTTTCCCTGGGACGGTCGCGGCCAACGCCCTGGCGAACGGCTGCGGCGGGGTGAACATCGAAGGCGGCCGGGTCGGGATCAGCGGCGGGACGAAGGCGATCACACCACCAGGGGCCGACAGGTCCAGCGTCAATACCTTCGGGGACGGGCCGAACGGATCGCGGATGGTCCCGATCCCGAAGGGCCGGTGGCCCGCGAACATCATCCACGACGGAAGCGATGAGGTCCTCGAGGTCTTCGACCAGGGCGAAGCCGGATCTGCGTCACGATTCTTCTACACGGCCAAAGCCAGCCCGTCTGAGCGGCCCCTGGGCTGCGACGGCCTGCCGATGGGCGACGGCCCGTTCGGCGCCCGCGATGAGGACGACCCGGACGCGAAGCCCGCCCGCGGCTGCGCCCATCCGGGCCGCCCGCGTCGCAATAACCACCCGACCGTCAAGCCCCTGGCCCTGATGGCCTACCTGCTGAAGCTGATCACGCAGCCCGAGCGGAATCTGGTCTGCGACCCGTTCATGGGCAGCGGGACGACGGCGGTCGCCTGTGCCGACGCCGACATCCCGTTCGTCGGGGTCGAGCTTGACCGATCCAGCTTCGACATCGCGGTCGCCCGCCTGGCCGCGGCCTTCGACGCGGTCGGGCTGATCAATCCAACTGAGGGGAAGATGACGCCGTGACGGTCACGCTGGTCACGCTGATCCTGATCGCCCTCGAGGGCGGCTGCGGCGAGCACATCCCAGGGCTGCCCTGGCACGCCTACTGTTGGGCGGACACGACCGCGACGCCCCGACTGATCGACTGGCCGGTGATGTCCCGCGACTGCCTGAGCGGGCCGGGGACGTCGGCGCCCCACGGCTGCCTGCGTCGATTCGACTTCGACGACGACGGCGACGTCGACCTGGCTGACTTCGCGGTGATGCAAGCGGCGCCGGGATGACGAAGAAGGACCGCGACCGGATCAGGCGGACGGCCCGGACGGGCGTCCCTGGATACGATCCCTGGGCGACGAAGGCGGCTGGGGATCGCTTCGACCCTGAGGCGGCCGCCCGAGCGGTCGACTTTTTCACGACCTGCCTGCGACACCAGAAGGGCCGCCGATTCGCGGGGCAGCCCCTGGTCCTCGAGCGGTGGCAGCGGGCGATCGTATACAACCTGTTCGGCTGGCTGAGGGCGGACGGGACCCGACGATATCGCGAATGTTATCTGACGGTCGCCCGCAAGAACGGGAAGACCACGATGATCGCGGGCCTGGGCCTGCTGATCTTTTTCTGCGACGGCGAGCCGGGCGCCCAGGTTTATTGCGCGGCGGCTGAGCGGGGACAGGCCGGGCTGCTGCTTGCGGACGCGAAGGGGATGGTCCAGGAATCGCCCGCCCTGCTGAAGCATGCCACGATCCTGACCAACCGGATCACCTTCGAAGCCAATAAGTCGTTCTTCACGGCGATCAGCGCCGAAGCCCGATCGAAACACGGCTTCGACGCCCACGGGGTGATGGTCGATGAGCTGCACGCGATCAGGGACCGGGAACTGGTCGATGTGATGACGACGTCGACGGCGGCCCGCGAACAGCCCCTGATCGTTTACCTGACGACGGCGGGCTTCGACCGATCGACGATCTGCTTCGAAAAATACCAATACGCCCAACAGGTCCGCGACGGGCTGCTGAGCGACCACGCCTTCCTGCCGGTGATTTACGAACTGGCTGAGGACGACGACTGGACCAACCCGAAGCTGTGGAAAAAGGCGAACCCGAATCTGGGGATCAGCCTGCCGCTGGACTACCTGGCCCGCGAATGCGAGCGGGCGAAGGCGACGCCGGGATATCAGAACGTCTTCCGTCGATTGCACTGCAACCAATGGACCCAACAATCCAACCGATGGCTGCCGATGGATCGCTGGGACGGGATCTGCGGCGGGCCGGTCGATGAGGACGAACTGGCCGGGCGGCGATGTTGGGCCGGGATCGATGTGAGTTCCACGACTGACCTGACCGTGATCTGCCTGCTTTTCGATCCGGTCGAGGAAGGGGCGCCCTTCCAGGCGATCTGGCGGGTCTTTTGCCCTGAGGACAACCCGGCGACGAAGAGCCGGGCCGAACTGGGATCGTACCAGGAATGGATCGCGGGCGGCCACATGATCGCCACGCCGGGCGACGTCATCGACCACGGCCGGGTCCGGGCTGAAATGAACGCCCTGGGGGAAACCTTCGACGTCGTCGAGGTCGCCATTGACCGCTGGGATTCGACCCAACTGCAGACCCAACTGAGCGACGACGGCTTCGACGTCGTGAAGTTCGGCCAGGGATTCGCGTCGATGACCGCCCCGACGAAGGGCCTGGAAGCCCTGGTCCTGAAGGGCGGGATCAGACACGGCGGTCACCCGGTCGCCCGCTGGGCTGCGAATAATGTCGCGGTCGATCAGGACGCGGCCGGGAACCTGAAGCCCACGAAGGCCCGGTCGGCGGGACGGATCGACCCGATCGTCGGACTTGTGATGGCCCTGGGCCGTGTTATGTTGGATGGGGGCGGCGGGTCCGTCTATGATGATCGGGGGATCGTGACGCTGTGACAGGATACCTTCGCGACATCCTGATGGCGGCCGGATCGGCTGCGACGCTGATCGGGGTCTGGCAAATCTTCCCGCCCGCGGCCTGGATTGTGGGCGGGCTGGGGACAACTTTCGCGGCGGTCCGATGGTCGCGGGCGTCCCTCGAGGTCAAGCCAAAGGAGGGCGGCGACGACGATGCCGATTCTTGACTACCTGGTCCGCGTCGGTCGGCGGTCCCTCGAGAACCCCGCCACGCCCCTGGGGTCTGAGGACTGGCACTTCGACACCTTCAACGGACGACCCGCGACGTCGGGGATCAGGGTGACGAACACGTCCGCCCTGGAATACGCCCCACTGTGGCGGGGGGTCAACCTGATCGCCCGCGACGTCGCGAAGCTGGGCTGCCACGTCCACAAGCGGCTGCCCGAACTGGGCGATGAGGCCCGCGAACGCGACCGCAAGCATCCCGCCTATCGTCTGCTGAGGACCCGCCCGTTTTCGATGATGTCGGCGGTCACGTTCTTCCAGACCGTGACCGCCCACGCGATCATTCACGGGAACGGCTACGCCTTCATAAATCGAGACGCGGCCGGTCGGCCGATCGAACTGATCCCGATCATCCCGACGAAGATGTCGATGGTCCGCGACCCAGACGGTCGGTTCTGGTATTTCGTCGACGGGATTCCTGAGGCGATCCGCCCGGAAGATGTGATTCATATCAAGGGCCTGAGCGACGACGGCCTGACCGGGATGAACCTGATCCAAAAGGCCCGCAACAGCCTGGGCCTGGGCCTGGCGGCTGAGAAATACGGCGCCAAGTTCTTCGCCAATAACGCCCGCCCGTCGGTCATCCTCGAGCATCCGGGGAAGCTGAAGGACGCGGCGGTCGCGAAGCTGAAATCGTCCTGGGCGAACATGGCCCAGGGCCTGGACAACGCCCACGGGACGGCGGTCCTGGAAGAGGGCGTGAAGGCGAACGTCCTGGGGATCAGCGGACGCGACGCCCAACTGATCCAGACCCGTCAGTTCGAAATCATCCAGGTCGCGAACTGGGTCGGGGTCCCGCCCCACAAGCTGGGGGCGACGGTCACGCGATCCTATTCGTCCCTCGAGCAAGAAAACAAATCGTATCTGGATGAGTCGCTGGACGGCTGGCTGGTCACCTGGGAGCAGGAACTGACTGAGAAAATGCTGACCACGGCCCAAAACCGGGCCGATTCTCACTTTATCGAATTCAACCGGAACGCCCTGGTCCGAGCCGACCTGCCCGCCCGCGTCGCGGCCTATTCGTCCGCGATCGCGGCGGGCTGGATGAACCCCAACGAAGCCCGAGCGCGGGAGAATATGAACCCGGTCGAGGGCCTGGACGCCTTCAAATCCCAGGCGGCTGAGCCGAAGAAGCCCGCCGACGACGACGATGAGGACGACGACGACGACGGCGGGGACGACCCGGACGCGAAGCCCGCCGACGACGCCGGGGACGACGACCGGGACATCGACATCGACCTGGACGGGCTGAGGCAGGCCCACGTTCGGATGATCGTCGAGGTCGTCGCCCGGATGTCGAAGCGGGTCGGGGTCGGCGCCCAAACGGCGGCGAAGGCCGCCCTGAGGTCGGGCGACGGATGCGGCCCGTTCTTCGACTGGCTGGACAAGCCCGACGGCGGGCTGCTACGGTCGAAGCGGATCTTCGACGACCTGCTGCGTGATCCCGTCCGGGCCTTCACGCTGGCGGCCGATCCGCCGATCACGGCCGACGCGGATCTGCGGGGGCGGATCGTCGAGCACTGCACCGAAGCCTGGGCTGAGGCATTCCTGACGGCGACCGACGCCCAGCCCTGCGATTTTCTGATGGAAGTCGGGCGGGCGGCCCTGGCAATCGAGCGGGACGCGGCGGCCCAGGCGGCCGCCCTGATCACAGGAAGGAACTGAGCGATGACACCAGAACGGCGATTTGTCCCAGCGGGACTGGCCCTGCTCGAGCGGGCCGACGGCGATGAGGACCAACCGAAGCGGATCAGCGGCCACGGGGCCGTTTTCTACGATGGGACGCCCGAGACGGAGTTCCAGCTATATCGGGACATCGTCGAGCGGATCGCCCCAGGGGCCTTCACGCGGGCTTTGTCCGAAAAGCAGGACGTCCGCGGGCTGAAGAACCACGATTCCAACCAGCTTCTGGGCCGCACGGTCGCGGGGACGATGGTCCTGTCGGTCGATAAGCGGGGCCTGGCCTACACGATCGACCCGCCCGACACGCAGGTCGGCCGGGACACGGTCCTGGAAATCGACCGCGGCGATCTGAGCGGGTCGAGCTTCCAGTTCCGGGTCGTGAAGGAAAGCTGGGAAGACCGGAAGGGCGACGGGGACACGCCCGCGATGACGATCAGGACGATCGAGGACGTCGACCTGTACGATGTGGGGCCTGTGACCTTCCCAGCCTACGAAGGGGCGGACACGGGGACCCGCAGCGACGCCCTGAGGGCTGAGCAGGCCGCCTGCGTATCGGACGTCCTCGAGCGGCGGGACGCCTGGCGGGCGTCTGAGGCCCGCGGGACCGACGGGACGCCCAGCGATGCCGATCTGGCCGATCGCGACACCAGGGCTGCCCTGGTGGCCCAGGACGACGGCCTGGCGGCCAGGGCCGCGGCGCTTGACGCCCCGACCGATGAGGGATAGAAGGAACTGAGCGGACGGCGCCCGCCTACGCCGGGACGGCCGACCGCAAACGCCCAGGAAGTCGATCGCCTATGACGGGCGACGACCTGGACCGCGTGAACAGGACTTTACCTGCTACACGCTGCCGGGTCGTCGCCCGTTCTTCGTTCGGGCGCCCCACGGTGGCGGATGAAAAGGGGACCGACGATGACACTGAAAGAGATGCTCGAGAAACGGGCTGCGATGGCGACGCGGATCGAGGAAATGAGGGCGAAGGCCGACGGCCGGGCCTGGAAGGATGACGAGGAAAAGCACTGGACCGACGTCAACGCCGACTATGACGCGATGACGGACCTGATCGAGCGCGAGGTCCGGGCCGGTGAAGTCGCGGCTGTGGTCGCCAGGCCGATGTCCGACGCGGTCGGTCGCGGCCTGCGACCGGCGACTGAGAACGGGACCGTCGCCACGGCTGAGGACCACACCCGAGCACTGCGGGCCTGGGCGGGCGGCGGGATCGACCTGGCCGAACGGGATCAGGTCGCCTGCGATCTGGTCGGGATCAATCCACGCCGGAACGAAATCGACCTGCACCTGCCCGAAATCGGGGCGGGCGAGACGGACGACGAACAACTTCTGACCCGCGAAGGCCGGGCGGCCTTCGTCAGCCAACTGGGCGGCCGGGCGGCTGAGTCGCGGGCTTTGTCGGCGGTCCAGGGATCGCTGGGCGCCTACACGATCCCGACGGGCTTCGTCCCGAACGTCGAGCGAGCACTTCTGCAGTTCGCGTCGATCAGGCGGGTCGCGGACATCATGCGGACCGGGGGCGGCGCCGACCTGCCCTGGCCGACCGTCGACGACACGGGGAACGAAGGCGAAATCATCGGCGAGAACGAGGAAGTCGCTGAGCAAAACGTCGCCTTTGGGCAGACGATCTTCCAAGCGTACAAATTCAGTTCGAAGATCGTGAAGGTCCCGTTTGAGCTTCTACAGGACAGCGGGATCAATCTGGCCCGCCTGTTGGGATCGCTTGTGGGCGAGCGGATCGGCCGCAAGCAGGAAACCGAGTTCACGGTCGGGACCGGGGCGTCGAAGCCCCGCGGGATCGTGACGGCTTCGACCCTGGGGGCGACGACCGCGTCGGGGTCCGCGATCACCTTCGACGAAATCATCGACCTGATGGATTCCGTCGATCCCGCCTATTCGGACCAGGCGGGCTTCCTGATGCATCGCGGGATTTCGACCCACCTGAGGAAGATCAAGGACGCGAACGCCCGATACCTGTGGCAGCAGGACCCGCAGGTCAGCGGTCCGGGCCGGATCTTCGGGGCGCCGGTCACGATCAATCAGAAGATGCAGGCGACCGTCGCGACCGCGACGCGGACCGTCGTCTTCGGCGACCTGAAAAAGTACAAAATCCGAGAAGTCGGGTCGATCAGGATGAAGCGGCTGGAAGAGCGGTTCGCCGAAAAGGACCAGGTCGGCTTCATCGGATTCATGCGGGGCGACGGCGACCTGTTGGACGCCGGGACGGGACCCGTGAAGCACCTGCTGCAAGCGTAGGCAGCGGGGCTGAGGACGACGGACCACTGACCAAAGGACGACGACGATGAAGGTGAAGCTGCTGACGCATCGGGTCGGGGACGGATTCGACCAGCCCGTCGGGACTGTGATCGATGTCCCGCGGGCTGAGGGCGTCGCCCTGCTGAAGGGCGGGTCCGCCGAAGCGGTCAGCGATAAACGACCGACCGAAACTGCGACGACCGACCGCGGTCGTCGATCCAAGAAAGGGGCTGCGAAATGCAACCACTGAGCGAAACATGCAAACTGACAAAGGTCGCGGCCGCGGTGGGCGCGGCGACGACCGATGTCACGACCGACACGGTGGACCAGACCGGCTTCGAGGGCTGCCTGTTCTTCTCGAGCTACGGGACGGCGGCGGCCGACAACCTGCCACACGCTGAGCAATCGGCCGACGATTCTTCCTGGGCGGACCTGGCGGGGACTGAGGTCAACGTCGGGGCGTCTGATGAGGACGTCTGGCTGGAGATTCATCGCCACGGCGACCGCTACCTGCGGACCGTCTGGGAACGCGGGACGTCGTCCACACTGGGCGACGTTTGGGCGATGCAATACGGCGCCCGGAATCTTCCGCAGAACAACGTCCTGGCTGGGACGATCATCGGTGAGCTGCACAAGCGGCCCGCCGAGGGGACGAAGTAGAAGAAGACCGGACCTGACGCGGCCGCCCTCGAGGGGGCGGCCCGTTGGGGCCTTTCGGCCGTTCTGAGAAAGGGGACGACGATGACGATGACGATTCTGATCGCGGGCCTGGTCCTGCTGATGTTGGGCCTTCGCGGCCTGACGGCTGAGGCCGGACACGATCCAAACCGAAGCTATACCGACCGCGACGGATACATCCACGGGAACGGGACGAAGGCTGTCGGCCTGATCCCTGCCGGGATCACGATGGGGACGATGGCGGCGCCCCAGACGTCGATCGGGACGGTGACGCTGACGGCGGCCCAAATGCTGGGCGGCCTTCTGGTGGCGACGCCGACCGCGGCCGCCACTTACACGACGCCGACCGGGACCCTGCTCGAGGCCGCCCTGGACGCCCTGAATTTGAACGTCGAAACGGGCGACTATTTCGACCTG